CATTAAAATAACATTCTCAGTCATATATGGGTTTTTATAAACAGTGTAACGGTTGTTCAAGTTACCTGATTTTTGGATACCAAATGCGTAAGACGCTTTTGAAGTATCACCGTCAGATGTTGAAGCAAATCCTGGGATTGATTCAAGAACTGTAGCAACTGATGGAGAACATACTAACCAGTTAGCACCACCTCTAAGGGTCTTTTGGTGAATCTTGTTAGATACTTTCTGCATTTTAGTTCCTAAAGTTTGGAACCATTGTCCTTGTGTATTATAGAATCCTAAATCATCATATCCTGTTTTAGCAGCATTTAAAGATTTATTTGATACAGCGCTCCAGTACTCATCAGCAGCTGATGCGTCTTGGATCAACATATCTAAGTTTTCCAAGTCAATTTCCAATGAAATATACTCACTCATGATTGAAGTTAATTCCGCTTCAGCATCCAAAGATTGGTAAGCGTTCAAATCTTGAGCAAATTCTGGTGTCCATTGTGCTTTCAACTTACGTGTTTTAGCAACAATAGCCTCAGATTTCATTTTGATATCAATTTGAGGGATAGCTAATTCATCTGCACTTGTAGATTCAGCATTTGGACGACCTGCGCCATCAGCATCTTCAAAATCACCTCTATTGTCATCTTCTGGTTGTTGGTTATATGATACTGTACTAGTAGTACCAGCTGTTGGGATATCAGCAGAAGCTACAGCACCTTCAAAGATGAAGTAAATATCTGTACCATCAAACTCAGTGTACTGTGGTAACAATTTAGCAGCAGTTCCAGCAGTCATAGCTGATCCAGAAGCAAGAGCAAATGCTCTAACACCTTTAGTATCAGGACGTGACAATGAAACAGCAGGAACAGATACAGATGTAAATCCACCAGCAGCTACAGAAGCTGAAAGTTCAGAATTATAATCTAATTGTTGCCATGAAGCTGTTGCTACAGTAGTAGTAGCTGAAGCTGAGAATTGGTTGATTGAGTAACCAAATCTACCAGCACCGTAAAGACCACCTGATGGGTCAGCGCCATTAGCTGGGTTAGTGTTACCATACATTGAAGCAGGTGAAGTATAAGCATCTCCAGCTGGTCCAAAGTTCAATTGCTTGTCTTGTCCGTATTGGAAATCAAGGAAAAATACAAGACCTGAAGGTAGGTTCATTGGTTGAACAGACATGAATTCTTTAGTTGATAAAGATCCAAATACTTTTCTTACCAATGGAAGCGCTACACCAGCCCATTGTTCACCTTGTCCAACTGTAAACGTACCACCACCTTGGCTAGTAGCAGAAGCTTCAGTTACAAGCTGTTTAGCTTGGTTTTCGAGGATCATCGCCATATTGTTTTTATCAATCTCGTTTCCAAGACCTTCTAACAATCCGGTTTTACCCCATTTTGATGCCATTTTAGCAGCATCGCTCTGCAAGTTTTTATAATTATTTGCAGAGTTTTCGAGTAATGAATTAATTGTTGACATAATTTGTTGTCGTTTTTAAGTTTTTAAATTATTTAATAATACCTGCCAATTTTTGCATTCTAGCGAATACATCGTTAGATTCAACAATTGGTTTTTTAGTTGTTGGTATTGTTGTCGCTTTAGAAGCTCTACCTAAGTTTTCTTTAATAGTTGACTTTTTAACTTTTAGGCCTTCGCTTAAAGTTTCGTATACTAATTTAGCTTCCTTAACGGTATTTGCTTTGTCAAACGAGCTCAATACTTTTACTTTTTGACTTTCATTCAAGTTTTTAGCCTTGAAAATTTTATTTGTGTAAAGAAGTTTTGCATTTAATAAATTAGTTGCATTAGTTTCTTTAACAGCTTCGTTTAAGTCAGATTTTAAAGATTTAATTTCAGATTGAAGTTCAGAATTTTCTTCTTTCATAGTAGCACTTGAACCACCGGAACGTGTTTGCTTACCAGCAGCACTTCCCATTCCTCCCATTGTTGCAAGAATTTTTTTAGCTTTTTCACTGCCTTCTTTAGCTTTTTTCTCCAATCTATTCATGATTGCAGCATAGCCTATTCCTGAACCTACTAAAGCTGAGACCCCACCACCTATTAATGCTAATGTAGCTAATGTAAAGGGTTCTTCATTAAGAGTTTGAGCTTCTTCAAGCTTTAATTCTTTATCTATTTTAGCTGCAGTAGCTTCATCAGACATTTCTTCATTTGTTTCTTCCATTTCTTCTTCAATCTCTTTTAACAATTCTGCTAAATCGACTTCTTCTTCTTCATCAGACATTTCCATTTCTTCACCTTCTTCTTCTTCATCTTCAACATCTCCACCTTCTAGTTCGCCAGAAGCGACCATATCAGCGATTACGTCTTCGATCATTTTCTTAAGATCTTCATCAGTCATGTCTTCAAGATCAAGTGGTTCACCTTCTTCTTCTTCAGATTCTTCTTCGTCTTCGACTTCATCTTCCTCTTCAGCTTCGTTAAGTGATTCTTCTACTTTTTCTTCTTCTTCTAATTCAGCTAATATTTCTTCCAAATCCATCTCATCTAAATCATTTTCACCTTCAGGGATATTTCCTTTTAATGAATCAAATCCTTGGTCGTTGTCTGCAGCTATCATTGATTCAAATCCAGCTTCTTCAACTTCTTCTTTTGCTTCATCCACTTTAGTGTCATCTTCTTCATACTTCATTTCTTCCATACTTGTAGATTCTTCTTCATCCATTTCTTGAATTTTAGCGGATAACATTTCTTTTAAACGAGGTGTAAATGCTTCTTCTAGAGCTGTCTTAGCGTTTGCTATTGCCATTTCTTTTACGGCTTTAGCATCTGCGATTGCTTCTTTAAGCAAATCTCTGTTTGTTGCCATTTTTCCTAAATTTTATTTTTGTTGGGAAAGTACGTTTATTTAAAAAACGTAATAGAATAATTAATTGTGATACCACATAGAATCGTGGCATATTCCCATATACATATATGAGGAGGAATTAAAGTCGCACTACATTACAGGGCAAGTACCCTTAGCGCATAGTATTTCGGTAATAATTGAATTAGTGCGTGAATAAGGATGAAGGAATGTAGATCTAGATTCATTTAATTGACCATTTTTCATCCAAGAATCTGGGTTGGATGGGTTAGATACTAAATCCCAAGTAAGTAATTCAAAGTCATCTTGTACTTCCATTACTTCTCCCATTTGTTTTAATGAACCCATTCCACGAGAAGATATACCTATAATTAAACCATTTCTAACTATAGCTCCTGCTATACGACCAGATTCAGTTCCAAGTGGACCTTCATCACAAAATATTTCTACTTTACCTATTATTTCATCTCCGTCCCATCTTAGTTCTCTGATAGCGTGTGATGCATTTTTTAGGTTAATTACTTGTGAGTCAGGGTGGTCTAGTTCACCACAAGTTTCTGTGGATTTTTGGTTTATTTTCTTTTGAAAATTATTAATTTCACGTTCCCATAACTCTTTTTTGTAATATCTACCATTACCATTTTTAACCTCAACAGTAGCTAAAACACCTTCAACGAAAATATTTCCACCTCTGTTTAATCCTTCTACAAGTCGAACAGGACTTGATTTAAATTGTCTAGTTTCTATTAAGAGTTCTTTGTTCATGATTGTATATTAATAATCCATTCCATCAAACTTACCTAAAATGTCTCTTTCAAGTGTTTCACGATGTTTTGGGTAATCGGATAATATTGAGTCTAATTCTTCTCCAGCGTCATATCTTCCTTCAGCATCTTCTTTAGCTTCTAAATAATCAGCAGGTGCTTCCATATCTTCATCAAGAAGATCATCTTTAATTTGAGCAGCAGCTTCAGCACCTCTTTCTAAATCATTTGCCATATTTTTAGCATCATCTGAATCTCCAGGGGCTTCAGAAAGTGGTTCATCTTCATCAATTACTTCTTTTTTCTTTGGAGTAGATTTTAATTTTTTAGCTTCTTTATCAAGTGCTTTTTCAATTTTTGCTTTAGCTTTTTCTAGAGTTTTGATTTCTTTTTCAAACTGCTTTACTTTTTTCTTATCAGTTAAAGCTTTTATATCTTCATCTTCATCAAGTTTTGAAAGACGTGACTTTCTTCTATCTATTAAATCATTAATCTTTTCAAGTTTAGAATCAAGTATTTCAAATTCAGCTTCTTTGTTGATTTGGGCAAGTTCTTTTTCTACACTTTCTCTAATTACTTTTCGAATTTTTGATTCGTTTAATGATTCATTTTTAGGTGATTCAGGTTGACCCATTCTTTTTCTAAGGTCTTTTTTAAATTTTTCCCAAACTTCATCAAATCCATCATCATCTTTATCTTCAAATACATCACCTCGTATTGTTGGGTTTACATCAAACATATCTTGAACATCAAACATACCCATTTGGTCTGCTTTATTGAGAACTCTCATTACCATAGAACTAGATAATCCTTCCTCACCTAAATATTCTATGGCTTCTACTTTTTTCATGCCTTTAATAGCATTTAAGTAAGTTTCCATGTCCTGAGGGTTTTTTCTATGTCTAGTCCTTATACCACTCGTACGTTGGTGAGTACCCATTTCCCCATCGTCATATCCTTCTTCTAATTCTTCTTCAAGAGCTGGTTTGTGGAATCCTGGAAGTTGTGAGGTAGTTCTTCGTTTTTTGCCTTTTATAAAATATCTTTCATCTTTTTCAGAATCAACTACTTCTTCTAATTCTTCATTAATTATAGAACGAACTACTTTACGGATTTGAGTTTCTTCATTTAGTGGATCTTTTCCCGTTATTTTTTGAGACATTTTCATAATAATTGCGCTAATAATTACATTTGCAACTGCAATAATTGGAAATGCAAATATTCCACCAGGAAGAAGATAAGTTAATATTCCAGCTAAAGGAGCTCCACCTAACATTAACATATTAACTCCTGCAATTTGTCCTAAAACACGTGCTATTTTTTGTACTGCTTCATTCTTTTTATCCCCATCTTCTTGTTCCTCTAATGAATTTTCATCTATTAATGAAGAAACTTTATCCATAATATTATCAACTTCTCCTTCATTAAGATTACTTGAATATTTTTTTGTAAATTCTTCTTTTTTTTCAGGAGACATTTTATCTACTATTTTACTAGCTAATTTATCAATTAATGGTAAATTAACTAATTTATTAAAGAATTTATCTTTTATTTTACTTAATATACCCTCA